GATTGCCCGACTGAGATCATTGACGGCGCGGGTTTGGTTCTTTTTCTCTGGCATTCCTAGTGATGCCATTGTGTTGGGCATTGTGACAGAGGTTCACAAGGAGGACTGCGTCAGGGCTTTTGATGAGAATCACCCTGATATCGAAGCTGTCCCCGACCTCCGTATAATGGCCCATCTGCCTATGGTGTGTCGTGGAGGAAGTCAAGTTTGCTCCGTACCTGTGTACGACTTCAACAATGCCACGTGCCATGAGGTATTCTTTGAACCCGCCATTCTCAATCAACTCGATGCCACTTTTGGGTCGAGTATGTCTTACACATTTGAGACCGTCCTCCAGAAAGCCCGCACGATGGGGTCGATTAATGTTCCAGCGGCCTACAGAGCTGATGTCGAGTATGGTTCCGTGGTGCTTTTCAGTGTTATTCGGAAAGCACGCCAGGCGAATTTTCGCCTGGCCCCACCCCGTCTCGACTGAGGTCCTACCCTGCCCTGTACGTCTATGGTTATAGGTACCAGGACGTGGGCAATGTCTTGCCACAAACGCGAGACATCAAACAGGGCACAGGCTTGACTAGGGTGGGGAGTGTGGTGAGAAGAAGGTTAGCTGCACGGTCCTTAGGCGTGCATGTGGAGGGCTTTGCACCGTTGAGTCCTGATCAGGGCGATGAAGAAACTCAGATGGAAGGAGCTTATCACAGGTTGTTGCGTGCCCCACCGAGACGTGACAATGCCATGATGAGAAGGTTCCGTGGGTTTGTTCGAGTTTGGTTGAGACACAATCTAGATCCGCTTCCTGCGGACACAGATTTGTCGTTCGAATCTTGGCTTGAGCACACCCACTATCCTGAGTGGAGGAAAGAGGAGATCAGACGAGCTCATGTTCTGGTCTTGGACAAGAAGAAACATTTTAAGAATAAGTCCTTTATCAAAGCCGAATCTTACCAAGTACCCAAACATGCACGTTGGATCAATTCACGTGATGACGGCTTTAAGGCATTTTCTGGTCCACTCTTTCACGCCATTGAAAAGGCGGTGTTCAAGCTTAAATGGTTTGTGAAGTTCATACCCGTGGCAGATCGTGCCGCGTATATTAAGGAGTATGTTGATGCTGAGGGCTCATTGTTCATTGCCACAGATTATACTTCACTGGAGGCGTCCCTTGTTAGCCAGATGATGATGTGTGCAGAAATTCAATTGTACACGTACATGCTGGGAGAGACTTCTAGAGCCGGGGATATCCCGATTCTGGTAGATGCTCTTACATCCTTGCAACATTGCAGGGCTTCTGGGATGCTTGTCACCACCTTCGCTCGAATGTCTGGGGACATGTGCACTTCGTTGGGAAACGGGTTTACCAACCTGATGTTGCAATTCTTTATTGCAAAAGAGTGTGGTTGGGACCTCCCCCTGGTGGGGGTGGTCGAGGGGGATGATGGGTTGTTTCGTGTCAGTGGGCCCATTCCCGCTGACAATGTGTTTGAGGCGCTGGGGATGCGGATCAAGCTGGATGTGTTTGATCGGGTCGGTGATGCTGGGTTCTGCCAGCTTTACTTTTCTGATGATTGTAGTCAGAATTTGAGAGACCCGATCAAGATCCTTGTTCGCACAGGGTGGACCATGAGCAGGTTCATGCACGCTGGAGAGAGGGTTATGATGGAATTGCTTAGAGCGAAGGCTTTCTCACTCTTATGCGAAACCCCTACCTGTCCCATCGTGTGTGCGTATGCTCTTTGGCTTGTGCGAGCCACTAAAGGCTATAAGATCGCGGATCCCTACATGGACGTTAACTCTTGGTGGGTTGACCAGCTGATGCGCACTTCGAATCTTGACAAGTGCATTGATCTTGCGTCTGCTGGACCCACTCTTGGACAACGTCTATTTGTTGCCTCCAAGTGGGGTGTTGGTGTGCAGGACCAGATAGACATTGAGGCCCATTTCAATTCGTTGGACGACATTTGTGTCGTAACACACCCAGCGGTTTTGAGGCACTGTTATCAATGTTTTCCGTGGTGGTCCTGGGCGTGGGACGTCCTTAGATGTCCCCGTGCCATTGGTGAGAGTTGGTGATTCCCGCCGGTGTGTTGGCGGGATTGGAATCTATTCCTACAAACTCCCACCAACAAACCAAAAATGGCGCGTAGAAACGCAAACACACGCAACGAACTCTCTTCTATTCTCGAGATGGCTGTGGGGCGAAAAGTGATTTCGCCTGAGGGACGTGATTGGCTCAAAATGTCCATCGACACGTTTCATGATCTGCAGCATGATCTTTCCGGGTACCCTGATTCAGACGGGTCGCTCACTGTTGTCCAGAAGTACACCAGTTCTTCCAACCAGAGCGCTCCCGAAGGCGTCGGAGATACAGACACGTGGTCCATGCTGGTATTCAACATGCCTTATGTTGATACCGCCTTCACCGATTCTGGTCTCTTCCCGAACGTCATGGATCCTTACTTCACTGATAACCAGGGCACTGTTTTCCAACAGGAAGAACTTGATTTTGCTGGCTCGATGGCTGCTGGACCCTTGGTGATTGCCAAGATGAAGGATGTCGCAGGTGCGAGATTCTTCCCAGCGGGCTCGGGGACTCCTTGGACTGGGACCGCAGAGAGCACTGCTCTTCGTGCTCTGCCGGCCGGTTCGAGTAGGAAGCGTAGTCGGATCATTGGACAGGCGTTTGAGGTCCATAACACAACCGCCGATGTGTATAAACAAGGGGCGGTCACGTCTGGCATGTTGCCGCAGACAAACACTAATGACGTCGCACTCTATGAAGAGCGCACTGAGGCTGGAGCAGTCCAGTGCGCTAGCGTCATGAACATGCTGCGCATCGTGTGTCCTCCGGCGAATGTCGAGGAGGCGATGGAATACCCGAATGCTCTCAAGTGGGGAGCAGAGGATGGGGTGTATGCTCACATCACTTTTAATGGTGTGGACAATCCCATGAGGAGGCCGGAGTCACGGGTGGTTGTGATGGATTGCATTGATGCTGCT